ACTTCGCCTTGGCGCCCTTGAGAACTTCGACCTCGGCTTGCAGGGCCGCGATGGCCGCCAGGGCTTCGGCCAGCTCCCGGCGGAGGCGCTCGGCTTCGGTTTCGCGCTTGGCCTTGGCCTTGGGCTCGCCTTCGGCTTCGCCACCCTCGCCGGGCTCGCCTTCCGTGGCGCCCTTGGCTGTCTTTTCGGCCGCGGCGTGGATCGCCAGGACCCCATCGACCGACCATTTCCGGCGGTCCTCGGGGAGGGCGTTCACGGCTTCGAGGATCTCCTCCCAATGGGTGGCGAGCTTCATGAGGCGGGCCCGCCACGTCTTGTCGAAGGGGAAAGCCTCGGCCCACTTGCCGAACCCGCCCTTGGTTTCGGCGAGGGCTTCCTTGGCTTCGTTGAGGCGCTCCCCGACCACTCGGAGGTCCTCTAGGGATGCGCGGGAGGCGGACTTCGCGGAGGCGAACCGCTCCAGGATGGTCGCGGCGCAATCGGCGAGGAAGTTGGCGTTCCGCTCGGTCGAGTGGTCGGCGCTGTAGGAGGACGCGGCTTCGTTCACCGTGTCGCGGTCGTGGTACATGGTCGGTCTCCAGTGAAGGGATGCGGTTTCGACTTCCGCGACCGTCCGGTGCAGTGACTGCACCTCGCGGTTTCGGCCTCGTCAGGGCCTCGTCAGGCGGCATAATTCACGGTAGCGGGAGCATTCGGGCACGGCTTCGCCCTTGGATGGGGCCTAGCGAAGACCTGCACCGGCACCCCGAGGGCCTTGGTGTAGTAGAGGCGGTCGGCCTCGGCTTCGCTCAGCTTGTCGTAGGTGTAGAGGATGCTCCACTCGCCGCGGAGCTGCTGGAACAGCGCATATTGCATGTGGCTTCGATCCCTGTTCAGTAGCCGGCGAAGGCCCGCAGTTCATGGATGCAGGTGAACGTGGCGTCGTCCTCGTGGAGGACCCCGTGGCGGTCCACGTAGCGGTCCCAGACCAGGACCTCCCATTCGTTCGGGCCACGCTGTAGGGCCCCGGCGAACCAATCGTGGGACATGGCCCAAAGCACTTGGCGTCTCGTCATGGCTTCGACTTCGATCCGTTTCGGCCCTCGTCTGGGGCCTCGTCAGGGAGGCCAGGAAGCCTCCTACGGATGCGCCCCCTTCCGTCCCCCCTGCCTTCGATCCCCTCACGTGGAGGGCGGGTCTTATGGGTGGAGCGCGGGTGGCGCTTGGTCTGATGCGGTTGTCAAACAGCGGGTGGGGCTGGCCCCTGGAGGCCGGTGCCTCCGTCCCTCGGCGGCAGGTCCGCTTCGGTGATTTGGAGATTGCCTGAGCCAATTACTCCCGTCAACGGGATAAATGCAGAAATCTCGCAAATCCGTATTTCACCAATATAAACAGCAGCTTAGTCCGGTCACAAGCTGATGGCGAGGCTAAACGCGCACGCTGGCGGGAGCAGTTCCGTGGGCGTGCAGGCGGCGCCCGTGGCGGGCCTCCGGGCGTGATGCGCGTGTCGCGGCGCCCGTGGGCGTCCCCAGGATCTCCCCAGGCTGTCCCCAGGGCCCTCCCCAGGTGGTCCCCAGGTGGCCCTAGCGGGCTGGAGACCTCCGCCCCTGGCCCGTCCCCCGCAGGTCCCGCGCCCGGTGTTCCGTGGGTGGGCGCGAGGTGCAGTCACTGCACCGGACCCGAAAACGATAGATCACAACCAGGCACCGTGCCCACTTTGGGCACACTGGCCGAGACCTCCCGCGGGCCCGCAGGCGCGGTGGTCGGCTCCCGCACGGGCCCCCGAGCGCCCCCGGTAGTCCCCCGCGAGCCCCGTCACGAGGCGCCATGGGATACGCAATCCCTTGCGGCCCATTGGAAACACTAGGGAATTTCCCCTGGTGTGACCGAGGGTGTGCCCGGAGAGGCCCCGAGGTGTCATTCCACCGCGTCCGTGCCCGTGCTTCTTGCCGCGCAGGCGCCCGTCATGACGCGCCCGATACCGCCCGCGCCCGCGCGTCTCTACCGCGAGGCCCCCCACGGGGGACGCGGCTTCGTCGATGCGTAGAGGAGCCCCCTCGGATTTTTCGGGCAGAACATCCGGACCCCCTACTCCCACCCTCGGAACCCATGCAGGATCGCGTAGGACGCCCGTGGGAGCCCTCCCGGTGTCGGGAGCTATGGCCATAGCCTGGAGACCACAAGCCTCCTGGCGGGGCTCCTAGAGAGGGTCGTTGAGGGGGCCCCCGTCAGGGGCTTGGGTAGATGGGAGGGGAGGTGCTGGGCGATAGCCCGGCTCTCCGACCTGATACCCAAGCGGGCCGCCGCGAGGGAGGACCGGACAAAAACCCCCATCAGGGCCAAACCCCAGAGGGACCCCGCTAGGGAGGTCGTGGAGGTCGGTCTCAACGGGGGTCTGGGCTGGGGAGGTCATAGGAGATGATCTCTCCCATACTCCCTCTTAGAGAGGTCTTCTATCTATCTGACCGGGGGTGGGGGTCAGGTCTCCACTATATGTGCAACCTAATCGTCCGCTAAGTCTGCACTCCACCCGAGGTCGAAAAAAGGGGCCCCAGCGGTTAAGCCGGGACCCCAGATGTCGTCGTTGAGCGAGTGTCGTGTAAGTCAGAAATGACGTAACGTCAAGTTACCACTGGCTGATCCAGGAGGGTCCGCCAGCAACGCGCCCGTTGAAGCTGTCCATGAACTTCCGCAACTCCTCGTCCCGTTTGCGCTCGATCAGGTCAGTTCTCGCTTTGTCCGCGTCCCTCGCCATGTTCTCCGCCCAGAACCCCACGGCCATCGACAGGGCGTCCAGGCGGTCGTCCTGCACCAGGGCGCCCCGGTCGCGGGTGATGCGCGTGAGCTGGTGCATGAGCATGTAGTGGTTCTGCCGGTCCGCCGGGTACGCCTGCACCGACCGGAAGTCGGCCTCGATGACCTTCGGGTCGATCACGAGCCGGTGCCGCATCATGACGGGCTCCAGGGTGTCGATGATCCGGCGCTCCTTCTGGCCGGACGACTTGATCTCCTCGATGGCGCATTGGTGGACCTTGTGGACCACAGGCTGGAGGAGCTGGGTGAACATGCCGTCACCGAAATTCGCCTCGGTGATAATCTGGTTCACAAGCTGAGACTTGGCTATAAGGGCGAGCTTCTGGAGCGTCTCCGCCCCGTAGCCTCCGGTGAAGCCGCCGCAGGCCGTCACGTAGAGGAACCCGTGCAGGAACTTCACCACCGCATAGGAGGTCTCGTCGCGGCCCCGGCCCGAGGGGTCGATAGCCATGACGCGGCCGCCGTAGGGGGCGAACTCCTCCGCGATCCACCGGGGGCGGTAGTAGCGGTCGCCCGTGAAGCCGGGGTTGGGGAGGCCCTCCACCTGGAGGTCGGGGCTGGAAGCCCAGACCATGTTAGCGGGGCCCATGTCGGGGTTGATGCTGGTGACGATGAGGTCGGCGACCTTGAGGGGGTAACGCTCCACGTCGGAGAGCCGAGTGTCGAGCATGAACTGGAGGGAGAAGCCGGCCCGGCCGTAGGACGCCTCGCGCTCCATCAGGTCGTCGTCGGTGAACCGCTTGGGGTCCGTGGTGCCGCCGCGGGTCGCCCCGCCGTCCAGGAGCTTGTCGATGTAGGGCGCGAGGGTCGCCCCGTAGATCGCCCGCTGCTTCTCGTCGGGGAACCTAGCGGGCCAGACGCGGAGCACGTAGCCCCGCTCCTGGAGCTGGTTGTAGAGCGACTGCTCCGTCTGCGGCGTCCCGAGATACAGGATGCGCCCGTTCGGTTTCAGAACCGCGTCGAACTCCTTGACCGCCTCCGAGAGCTTGTCCCGGAGCCCCTGGGTGGCCGAGTTGTTCGGCACCTCCACGTCGTCACCGATGATGGTGTCCGCGCGGGAGCCGGCGAGCTGGCCGGTGATGCCGACTGACTTGACGCTGGGGGCGTGAGCGGCGCGGGCCGGGCCCACGTCGAAGCTGATTTTGGAGCACCGCTGGTCCGACCTCGGGATGAGGTGCTGGAGCACGGGCATCTCGTTGATGAGCCGCAGGGTGAAGGTCGTGAAGTCGTCGGCGCGGACCTTCGAGGCCGAGACCACGAGGACCTTGTGATCCGGGTCCATGAGGAGGAGCCAGCACACGTAGGCCGAAGTGACCCACGACTTGCCGACCCCGCGGAACGCCTCGGTGATCTGTCGGCGTGGCCCGTGCTGGAGCCACAGGGAGATGTCGTACTGGATGGGCGTGGGGTCGGGGAGGTTGAGGTGCTTCCACGCCAGGAACAGGAAATTGCGGAAGTCCCGGAGCTGCTCGGGGACCTGGGGATTGTTGGGGGCTGTAGCCATGTGCGGCGGCCGTAGGCGGGCCTTGCCGGTTCCTCCCGGCATCGGGAGCGTCCAGACAAAGCACCGCCTACGGGGCTCCTATGGGGCCTAGTGGAAGTCGGCCTCGTCGCCCTGGTCGAAGGGCAACGTCTGCATCAAGGTCCCCATCGGGGAGCCGGGGGCCGCCACGGCGGAGATGCCGTTATCCTTTAGGAACGCGCGGGCCACGTTGAGGTCGGCGGCGGTGGCCGTGCCGTTCTCGATGCGGTTCACGAGGTCCTGGGCCAGGGTCCGGTGCAGGAGGTCGAAGGTGGCGTCGGTGGTGCGGTTGGTCATCGGAACAGGAATGCCTTTATGTGTTCTGCAAAGATCGTGAGGGTGCCTGCGAAGGTCATCCACCCGAAGCTTACGAAGCGGGTCATGCCCGTGTGCTGTGCTCGGATCGCCTCTAGGGCGGCGAGCCGCTTATCGTGTTCTTCGAGCGTCTTCTCGTGGCGGGTCTGGGAGGAGAGGAAGGCGTCCACCTTCCCCTCCATCCGGCCCATCATGTGGTAGATCGTGGTGTCGTCGGTCACTTCTTGATGCCGTAGAGGCGCAGGGCGCCCGTAGTCATGAGGGGGGTTCCCGAGGTGAGCCCGATGGTGGCGAGCTGGAACCCGGTCACGTCCGCGTTGGTGGCGAAGCGCCCGGCCCCGCGGGCGTTGTGGATGGAGCCGTTGTTGCCGTCGTAGTGGAGGTCCCACGCGCAGCGGAACTTCGTGCGGCCCGGCCGGTAGAAGTGGACCTCCCCGTTGATGGAGTTGTAGGTCCCGTTCGCCAGCCCGTAGCCGGACTGCCGCTTGAGGAGCGCGATGGTGTCCGTGGCCGCCTCGGAGCCGGTCGTCGAGTTGGACCCGAAGTGGAAGTTGGCGTCCGACCGGGAGAGGGTCCCGGCGTAGTCGTAGTTGCCCGACGCGCTCTGGAGGCCGCCCGAGGTGAAGACCCGGATGTAGAAGCCGCAGTCTGCGACCGTCGAGTGGATCTCGCACAGCTCCAGGATGTAGTGGTCGTAATTGGCGTCCAGGTTGGAGAAGATCCCCGTCCAGTTGACCACGTTGGCGCTGCTGGGCGCGACCTCCGACAGGAGCACGGTGGAGCCCTTGGTGGCCGCCACGCGCTGGTCCACGAGGCCGAAGACCTGGTTGTCGAAGTCCAGGGCCGAGCGGGCGTTCGCCGCGGTGCCGGTGCCGAGCATGGTGGCCCCGAAGGTCCCCATGGCCGTCTTGGCGATCTTCTTGCTGTCCAGCTCCGCAAGCGCATCCTGGACGTTCGTGGCGACGATCAGCCCCGAGGGCGTGAAGGCGACGGTGCTGGCGTTCCCCGCGGAGAAGCCCTTGGCCTTCATGGCCCAATGATAGGCCGAGTAGAGCCCGGCCTCCACGCTCTGGTTCTCCGCCGTCTGGGCCCACGCCTGGGCCTTGTCGCGGGCCGCCTGGGCGTCCGTGCGAGCCGAGACCGCCACGTCACGTGCAGTGACTGCACCGTCCCTGGCCGCCTGGGCGTCCGTCTTCGCGGTGCCGATGGAGCTGGCCGAGGTGGCCGCGTCCGTGGCGCTCTGGGAGGCCGCCGCCGCCTTCGTGGTGGCAGTGCCGGCCGAGGTCGCCGCATTCGTCTCGGAGGTCTTGGCGTTGGTCGCCGAGGTGCTCGCCGCGTCCCTGGCCGCCTGGGCGTCCGTCCTGGCCGTGATCGCCACGTCGCGGGCCGTCTGGGCCGCCGTGAGGCTGGCCGCCATGTCGGTCTTGCTCTGGGCCGCCGAGGAGGCCGAAGCCGCCGCCGCGTCCCGTGCGGTGATCGCCGCGTCGCGGGCGCTCTGGGCCGCCGTCACGAGGGCGTTGAGCTGGGGCCGGAAGGTGCCCTCGAAGTATTGCAGGTTGACGGCGTTCTTCGCGCCCACCGGGTCGGCGACGTTGGTGATGCGCCGGCCGAGGGCATTGAAGCTGCCGTCGCTGTCGATGCCGAGCGTCCCGCCCGCCACGTCCACGGCCTCCTGCACGATGTAGAAGACCTGGAGGGCGGAGAGGTCGAGGTCCGTCTCGGTGATGACCGAACCGTCGTTGAAGTCCACGAGCCGGTTGTCCCGCGGGGTGACGCGGCGGATCTCGATGGTGACGCCGTAGGCGGGCGCCGTGGCGAGCTGGATGGTGCCGCCGCCGGAGAGGAAGGAGAAGTTGGTCTGGGCCGCGCCGTTGAGGGCGACCTTCACGTCGTTCGTCGAGAGATACGGGAACGGGATGGCGAAGTTCCGGGTGGAGCCGTCGCCGTTGTATTGGACGTAGGAGAGTGCCATGTGCCTTTCTGAAAACGGGAAGGGCCCCGAGGTGTCCCCCGAGGCCCCGTGGTGCAGTCACTGCACCGATGCTAGTTCTGCTGGATCTTCATCATCGCCTTGCGGCGGGCCTCCTGGCGGAGCGCCGTGTCCAGCTCCGGGACCTCCTTGCGAAGCTCGTGGAGAGCCTTCTGCCGGTACGCCCCGATGACCGCCTTGAGCTGGTCCGCGCGGGAGCCGTTGAAGTCGAGGTCGCCGTCAGAGAGCCGGTGCTGGTAGGTGTCCGACTTGATGAGGTGGTCGAGGGCTTGCTTCATCGTCTTGCCGCCGACCTCCACCGTGCCGGCCAGCTCCTGATAGCGGTCGTAGGCGGAGTAGGTGGAGTTGGGGCTCCGGTAGGTGGTGAAGTCCACCGTGCCGTCCTTCTTCCCCGGCGGCCGGATGGGGCTGTCGTGGATGAACATCTGGCGGGCCAGCTCGTCCTTGAGGTCGGTCTGGACGCTGTGCTTCCATGCCTCGGTGCCGGGCTGGGCGCCCTCCTTGTGCATGTTCTGCGCAATCGGGGAGATGTGGTCCGGGCCCCACGCGGGGGTCATGAGGACCTTCTCGCCGAAGACGTTGCGGACCGGATCGACCGTCTCGGAGTAGCCGGGGATCTTGGCCTTCATGGTGTCCACCATGCTGCGGGCCTCGCGCATGTAGTCGTCGCCGCTGAACGTCTGGTTCAGGACGTTCGGGACGAAGCCGCCCACGATGGACCGGGCGAAGAACTCCGCCTTCCGCTCCGGCTCCGCCAGGGCGCCGATGGCGTTGGTGATGCCCGAGAGGTAGCTCTTGCTCTGGAGGTTCTTCACGGTGGAGACCACGACGGCGGCCACAAGCTCGTCGGCTTGGTCCCCGTGGAGGTGCCCGGCGATCTCCGCGTAGTCCGCCGCGATCCCGAAGAACATCCCGAAGGGGTCCGTCCGGTCGTAGGCGGTGTACGTCACCTTGCCGTCCTCCCCCGTGGTCTTGATGGAGTACGGGAGCCAGCCCGTCTCCTTGAGCATCTTTTTGACCTCGCGGTCCTTGGGCCCGCCTCCGGTGATGTCGCCCGACATGGCGTAGTTGGCCGCAGCCGCCCACAGGACGGAGCCGGTCGCCATCTGGGCCGCCGCGTCCGCCCGCGCCTGGGGGCCGTTCTTCCCGAGGAGGTCGTTCTGGACCTGCTTGCGCATCAGGTTCAGGCCGGGGGTCCGGTTGAAGACGAACCGCATGATGTTGGTCGGGGCCCGGACGAAGGGCACGATCATGCGGAAGCCGGGGTGGACGTTCCCCATGTTCTGGAAGAACTCGCCCATGGACTGCCAGTCCCCGTGCGTCTGCGTGGCGAGGCTGTTGGTGAACGTCACCGACCGGGCCCGCTCCAGAGCCTCGGCGTTCCTCCCGGCCCCCGAGGCGGCGTCAATGCTCTCGTCGAGGCGCTGGGCCACGAGGGCGCCCAAAGCCTTCGGGTCCCGCCACAGCCCCTGCTCGTAGCCCTCCCGCCACGCCTGGGCGCGGACGGCGGCACGGTAGTTGAGCTGCTTCATGAACTCGTCCTCGCTCGTCAGGAAGCGGGACGGGAGCCGGGCGGTCTGCCCGAGGCCGTTCATGATGAGGGCCCCCAAGGGGTTCTGCACGTTCCACCGGGCGGCCGAGATGGCGGGCGCGGTGTCGAGCGCGGTGTGCCCCACGTCGAGGATCGCGTCCCCCTTCTTGAAGGCGCGTCCCGCCAGGGCGGTAGCCTCCCGGAGAGAGGCCGCCATCCCGACGTACTGGAGCGCCCCCTCTAGGATCTCCTGGCGGCCCGCCTGGGTGCCCCCGCGGATCGCCCCGGCGAGCATCCGCTCGGCCGGCATGAAGGCGCTGGTGGCGATGCCCGAGGCCACGTTGACGATGTGGGTCTTGGGCCCCGTGAGGACGGAGTTGATCCAATACTCGTTCGTCGAGTTGAGGAACTTCTTGAGGAAGCCCTCCTTGGTGGTCTGGGTGATCCGCTTGGCGTCGCCGCCGGTCGCCACAACCTGCCGGGCAAGCTGCTGCATCCGCTTCTCGCCCTGCTCAAAGACGCCCTCGGCGCCCGACAGGATGAGCTTGGGGTCGATCTCGGCGGTCATCCGCATCGCCCCGAGGGACCGGGCCACGTTGGTCTTCACGCCCCGCACCATGGCCGAGACGTTCGACAGAAGCTCGTAGTGCTTGGCGAAGTCCTGCATGAGGGCCGTGCGGCTCTCATAGCCCACGTGGCCGCCCTGGGGATCGGCAACCATGTTGCTGAGCCGGTAGACCTTATCGGCGATGGTGGAGTGGAAGTCCGTCTGGAGCTTCACCTCCGCGTCGAGGTGCATGAGGTTCCCGTGCAGGGACGAGAGGTTCTGCATCATGACGCGCGTGTCGCCGCCTACGGTGTCCGCCAGCCGCTCGGCGTTGGCCCGGACCTGGGCCCAATCGCGGACGCCATCGGTGCCGCCGCGGGCCGCCTCGTAGCTCGCCCGGTAGACTGTGCGGAGCCCGGAGAGCATCGCGTTCACGTCGTCGCCGTTGGCGATCTTCGCGGTGTTCAGCCCGTGGAGCACGCGGCCCTGGCCGTAGGCTTCCTCCTTGATCCCCTCGTCGATGGCCTTGCGGAGGCCCTCGGCGTCCATGTCGATCAGCTTCTTGGCGGCGGGCGCCGGCTCCCCGGCCGCCTTGGCCTCCTCGGCCGCCTTGCGCTCCTCCAGCATGGGACGAGGGCTGTCCTTCCCCGCCCCGCCGCCCTGGAGGTCGAACTCCATCTGGTGGTCCTCGGGGAGCTTGATGGGGTGGTCCGGCTCCGGGGCCTTGCCGTGCAGCTCCTCGGCGACCTTGGCGGCCTCCTCGGGTTTGCCGGCGCGGGCCCACTTGAGCGCCTGGACGCCCAGCATCAGGGCCTCCGAAGCCGACCCGAGGCCGAGACCTTCGACGGCATTCTTGAACCGGCCCATCGCCGCGCTGTCCTCGGGCTTGGCCGCCAGGAAGTCGGTGAGCGGGTTCTGGAGCGCGGGGTGCTGCTCGATGAGGTTGGACAGGCGCTCGGCGTGCGGGTCGAAGACGGTGGCGTCGGCGATTGCGCCCTTGACGAGTCCCTGCCCCACGGTGCCGGCGGTGGTCGCCGCGCCCGCCACCCCGACCGCCTTGAGGAACCGGCCCGCCCCGAGCATCCCCGTGGTGAACTGAGAGACGCCCTCCACGAGACCGCCCGTGACGGACTTGGCCTCGCCGGGGATGGCGGCCTCCGAGATCTTCGCGGTGTTGCCGTCCACCGGCATCCCGCGGTGCCAGGAGACCCACCCGTTGGTGCTGTTCTTCCCGAACTCCAGGGAGCCGAGATCCACCACGTGGTCGTTCAGCCAATCGCCCAGCCCGTAGGCGGCGTCGCTGGCCTCGTTGACCGCCTTCTCGGCCCCGCGGAGGGCCTGGGCGGGCGCCTCCTTGATGCCGGTCCCGATGTCGCTTGCGACCTTGGAGGCCGTGCTGGGCCCCCGCAGCTCGCCCCGCATGCTGTCCAGGTTGTTGAGGTCCTCGGGGCTGAATTGGCTACGGAGCCCCTGGAGCCGTTCGAGGTCCTCTGGCGTAAAATCCATGCGTTACTTCTCCTCGGGGAGCTTCCCCCGCTGTGCGTTGTAGAAGGCGACAACCTCGTCCTTCGTCTTGAGCCCCAGCTTGGAGGCCCACAGTGCGAAGCGGTTGTTCTCGCCGGCGATGAATGCGTTGAACTCGGCGTCGAGCGCCTTGCGGCCGGAGCCGGTGTAGAGGGGCACGGAGCGCCATTCGACGTTCGCGCGGGGCTGGGGGTCCGCCTGGGCGCCCTTCCCCCCGGAGGCGGCCGGCGCCGCTGCTGGTGCAGTCACTGCACCGGAGCCCCCGCCCTCGTTCTTCCGGGCGACGTTGCCGATCTCGTACTCGGTGAGCTTGCTGTCCTGCTTGTAGGTCTGGGCGATGCGGAACCCGGTGTCGGTGAGGTACTGATTGAACTCGGCGTCCGACGCCTTGGGGTTCTTCTCCTTGAAGTCGATGGCGGACCGGCGGAAGGCCGCCTGGGCCTGGGCGTTGCGCTCGGGGTTGGCGAGCGTGCCCGTCTCGAAGGGGTCGCCCACGGTGCGCTCCAGGTCCTTCGACACGTCCTTGTAGATCGGGTGCGAGACGACCGTGCTGTCCTGGTTCCGGCGGGCCTCCTTGAGGAGGTCGCGGATCGTGCCGGGGTCCCGGAGGGTGCCCGCGGCCATGCCCCGCATCACGTCGTCGATGGTGCCCTTGCCCGAGTAGATGTCGCTGGCGAGCTGGCCGACCGCCTTGGTGTCCTCCACCTTGTTGCTGTCCTCCAGGGTGCGGCGGACGGCGATGAGCTTCTCGGCGTAGTCCGGGTCCACCCTGTTCGCCGCCGCGATGAGAGCCGGCGGGAGGTCGAGGGGCTCGCCCCGCTCCATCTTGGCCGTCCACATCTCGTAGACCTTGCCGGTGAACTCGCGCTTGGCCTGCTCCCGCTCGTGCTGCTGCATCGTGTAGGCATGGCTCTCGCGCTGGGTCTTGAGCGCGTTGATGCGCTTGATCCCGTCGTCCACGGCCTCCCGCCCCTCCACGGTCATGCCGAGGCCCGGCGAGCCGTCCGGCTGGTTCACGTTGAGGATCGTGAGGAGCCCCGCGTCCTCGTGGCGGATCGCGGAGTTGATGACGGCGGACCGCACCGTCTTGTCGATCTGCTGGGGCGGCATCCCCTGGGCCTGGGCGGTGCGCTTGAGCACGTCGATCTCGTTCATGAGCCCCGGCAGGTTCGGGCTGTCCGCGAAGGGGCCCGAGGGCTTTCCGCCGGCCGCCTTGAGGCTCGCGTTGAAGGTGGCGAGGTGGCGGTTCTGCTGGCCGCCGAGGGCCTGCCACGTGGGCGCAAGGGCCCGCTGGACGCGCGGGGAGAAGCCCTCGGTCTGGAGCACCTTGTCCAGGTCCTCGCCGGTCCTCGCCTTGTAGTCGCGGCGGGCCAGGAGGAGAGCCGCCTTGTCCTGGTTCTCCGGGGTGAAGGCGGCGTTCCCCATCACGTCTCTCCACGTCGAGGAGAGGAACTGATAGCGCCCCGCCGCGTCGGAGGTGAGCCCGTTGCCGGCCGGCTCCTTGATCTGCGGGTGCTGCCCGTTCAGCTCGAAGTCGGCGCCGCCCTTGGGGGTGTAGCGGCGGTTATACTGGCCCCCGCTCTCGCCCCCGGCGATGGCGTTGAGGAAGGCCGTCTCGTAGGGCTTGAGCCCCGTGGAGACCGGATCGGCCGTCTTGTAGGGCTCCGCCGGGCCGCGGGCGGCGAAGTTGTCCATGGTCGTCTGAACGCCGGACGACACGCTGGCCTCGTTCTTTTGGAGGAGGTTGCCGAGGGCGTTCTTCTGGTGCGCCTCCACAAACTGCTTCTGGACCTTAGTGAGGGCCTCCAGGGTCGCCTCCTTGCCGCCGGGGGTCTGGGCGGCGTCAACGAGGTCCTTGGTCTTGTCGCTGAACCACTTCTGGATCGCGTTGGGGTCCTCGGAGGATTGGAGCCCCGAGGTGTAGTAGTCCTTCATGAGCTGCCCCGCCCGGAGCTGCACGCCGTTCGTAGCCATGCGGCTCTCATAGACGGACCGGAAGAACGGGCTCTTGTCGGCCAGGGTGGGGTCGAGAGCGACCGCCTGGGACCACGAGGACACGTTGTCCCGCATGGCCTGCATCTGGGCGTCCAGGTTCTCCTTCTCGCGGTACTGCTGGAAGCTCTGGTCGCCGAGGCGCTGGATGCTGCCGGAGAAGCCCGACAGGGCGTTGATGAGCTGGGACACGTCCGAACGGCCGGGGGCCGCCGGCAGTGCTCCCATGGTGGGCGCCAGCTCCCGCACGGGGGCGATGGGGCGAGGCCCCTCCACGGTGCGGGTCTGGACGGCCACGGTATCGACCGGCGTGGCGACGGCCCGGAATTGGTCTCTCGCCATGGGCGATCCTTAGAGCTTGAGGGAGGAGAAGTCGGAGAACTTGACGTTCTTCGTGAGGGACGAGACGCCATCCACGAGGGCCGACGCGATGTTGAGGTCGCGGGCGGTCTTGGACGGCATCGAGACCGTGGCGGCCGGCACGATGGGGGCGACCGGGTTGGGCGCCTGGATGTTCGTGTTCGCCTGATAGGTTTGCAGGGGGATGTTGTAGAGGCCCTGGACCTCCTCGGCGTGGAGCCCCATGGCCTGGAGCATGAGCTGCCGCTGGGTGGCCTCGCCCTGGAGGGCGTTGGTGGACCGGGCGTCGCCCTCCTGGCGGGAGATGTCGTTCCGCACCGCGTCCACGCTGTTGCCGGACACGCCGCGCACGTCGGCCGAGACCTGGGCCTTGGCCCTCGCCGCGGCCCCCTGCTCTGCCGCATCCTGGTCCCCGAAGGCGGTCGCCATGGTCTCCTCTACCTGCCGCTGGAGGAGCGCCCCGACCTTCGCAAAGTAGTTCTTCTCGTAGCCGTCGCGGGCCCGAGCGATGGTCGCGGCCTGCCGCTGGAACTCGGTCTTCTGGTAGTCGAGGACCTTGCCGCCGTATTCGATGTCCTGCTTGTAGACGCCGTTCTGGTATTCCATCAGGTCCGTGCGGTACTTCTCCTCCACGGCCTGCTTCTGGAAGTTGTAGGCTTGCTGGACCATGGCGTCCGTCTTCTGAACGTCATAGCTTTCAGCGGCTGCTCCGACCTTGAGGCCGGTCGATACTAGGCTGGTGGCCCCCGCAATGAGGGTGCCGATTTCACACATGCGCGTGCCTTGGTGAAGAATTGGAAGGGGCGCCGTTCGACGCCGTGGGTGATGACCTCCCCGAAGGTGAAGCCCGCGAACCGGAGCCAGCGGGTGTGGACCGTGTTGCGCACGTCCACGACGTTGAGGAGGATGTCGTAGTGCTGGGCGACCCGCTCCACGATCCCCGGCGTCTCCCGCAGGAACCACGTGGCGTGGTCGCGGAGGGCGTCCGAGCCGAGCATCCACGGGGAGCCCACGGTGCAGTCACTGCACCACGGGAGGTGGGCCCCGCCGAAGATGGCGAAGGGGACCCCGCCGGCCTCGATGGTGAACCGCTGGGCGGACCCCTCGAAGCAATCTACCAGGGCCTCCAGGGGTGGCCGCCCGGACCCCGCCGCGATCTCGGCGAGGTCAGCCTTGCGGAGGATCGGAGCGAGGACCTGGCAGTCCGCGAGGGTGGCCTCTCGGATCAAAACGGAGTTGTTCGGCATTGTGGCGAAGCCGTGGCCAGCGCGACGCGTTGCGAGACGCCGTTGTATTGCGCGTGAGAGAGCACGCTAATGGTGTTTCTGAGCTTGCTGGTAAGCTTCCTAAAGCCCTGCGTCACCTGTGCTGCTATTGGAATATTCATGTCCTTCTTTTTTGCATACCCGCCGTTTGGTGAAAAGATCGCCGGATTTTTGCAATATGGAGGGTTTGTGATCGGCCCAATCATAGGCCTGATCAACTTACGCCGCGCTTTGAGGACGAACTGCGACTAGTTGATGCGCTTCGTCCGCACGGAATACTGGCCTTCCCAATCGGCGTTGAGGAGGCGGCACGGGAACGGGGTGTCGTTCACGAGCACGATGTCCGTCTGGAGGTTGTTCGACATGACGGAGAAGGTGAAGCTCCCCGTGCTGATCGCCGGCTGGCCGAGCACGTTGGAGGCCGCCCCGAGGGTCCGCCCGGTGAACGTGGTGGTGTAGGTGTCCCGGCCGAGAGGCGTGACCTCCACCCGGAAGTAGCCCGTCTCCGCATAGTTCAGGAGCACCTTGCGGATCTGAAGGCGGCCCTCGGTGGTCGCCACCTGCCCGCCGCCCGGCGCGTCCTGGCGGATGATGAGCGGCGAGAATTTGTAGCTCATGCGGTACTGGAGGCCCGCGAAGAACCGCGTCACCCTGCCCTTCACGGCCCAGACTTGGCGGTTCGCCTGGAGGAGCCGGGGGACGAGCGCCCGGCCCGCCGCGTTCCCGTCGCCGCCGCGGCACACAAACTGGAGGGTCTCGTCGGGGGGCACGGCCCACGGGAGGGCGAACTCCGTCTCCCCCGTCGTGGCGTTGTAGAGGAAGTTGACCATCTGCCCCGCCAGGGTTCGCCGGTCGAGGTGAACCGTGTAGGGCATGTCCGTGTCCGTGGTGCCCGGCTCGATGTTCATCACGTCGAGGTAGACGCCATCGAACCGCTGGACGATCAGGTAGAGGCTGCTCTCGATGAAGTCCGCCGAGAGGATCTTGTCCTGGCCGCCGAGGGCCCACCGGGACCACGAGGACTGCACCTTCTCCTGCCCGGAGTAGTAGTATTTGTAGGCGTAGAGCACGTTGGGTTCGCCCGCCGAGAGGGCCAGGAGGATGCTCTCGTTCGTCGAGGCGCACAGCTTGGAGACGGCCCCGGTGATGTAGCGGGGCACGTGCGAGGTCACGTCGTTCGCGTTGTTCGTCTTCGACTGCCCGTCCACGTAATACTCTCGGACGCCCGTGTAGGCGCCGCGGGTGGTGCAGAAGTAGACGAAGCTCCCCGCCCCGACCGGCTTGGCCTTGAGGGCCGTCTCGAACTCGGTGGTCGGGTTGATGGCGACGGAGCCGGGCGTGAGGGCGTCCCCAGACGACAGGACGAATTGCGTCTGGTCGCTGAACAGGAGGAGGCTCTCGTTAAACGCGATGGCGTGGCGGAGGATGGAGACCTTCACGTGCGAGACCGCCACGTCCACCGGATCGGTGTCGAGGAGCTGCCGCGCGGTGGCCCGCCAGAAGTTGAAGTAGTCCGCCGAGCGGGAGAAGATCACGTTTTCGTCGGCGATGAACCAGAGGCGGTTCCGGTAGAAGAACACGTCGGCCAGCTTGCGGCCCACGAAGGACGGCTGGGGCAGGCTCTTGTTGCTCCCCGCGAGGCACTTGGCCCA